TTTTGGTGGAGGGGGGGGTCCCTTTTTGCGAGGCGTCATCCCGGGTGGGGGACGTCGCGATTTTGGCGTTTTCTTTGTTGGTCTTGACATCTGGTAAAGGCGTAATAATAATTGTAGGTTGTAAAGGGTCGGTTATGAACGGTGGGTTGTTCAAATTAGAGCCAGGGTCCATGGCTCCTGGCTCCAATCCAAACTTGAACCGTTTTGATTCAGCTTGCGCCTTAAAAAAATCAGGAAATTGTACCAGATCAGGTTCACTGAGATTGATTTTAGATTCTTTAGGTTTTGGACCTTTAACTTTAATTTCAAAGTGAACACGTTTCCTGCCATGAATTTTCTTAGATTTATCACGGTAATATTGATCTATAATGGGAGTCCAGGTGGCGGGAGGGCGCCACATGGTGCTATGTTTATATTGATGTATGAGACGAATCATTTGGGGAATGTTGGGCTTGCCGTCTTTCATAGGAATAGCGTCTCGTGAATCTTTCTTGGTTTTAAGGATGGACTTGGGCGCTTGATCTTGTATCTTCTTTTTCTCTTCCTGAAGTTGCTTGCGCTCATAATGTGGAACATGGATGTCCATCTCTTGAAGTGTGTATTTAGTTCCTTGACGATAATCACCTGACTTAGGGCATGAGAGATGATGCCCAGAGTTGGGTAGGTTACATTTACAAACTAAGACCGTGTCTCGTGGAATAATTTCACCATCAATTACGACAGGGATTTTTGACTCCGGAACAATGGGTTCCTGGAACATTGGTGGTGTCATGAGATCTTCAATGGTCTTACACTTGGCCAACCACTGTAAATATAAAGCATAATTAAACTCAGGAAGAGCTTCAGTGGCATAATCTAGCATCCATTGGCATTTGTAATTTTTATACTGGCGGTCCATGTCGAACTGAGCTAGCCAAGGACGCATGGCCTCGGTTCGATCGTTGAGGTTCATTGGGCCGCCGTGTAACCTAATTGCTTTATTGCAGAGGTCACCGATAATAGGTGTAAAAGGGTCGGAGAGTGCATAAGCACGGATTTTCTCGAAGAATTTCTCCTTAACGGTAACGTTAGATGGAAGGTGGACAGTAGTGTGGATCTTAGAAAGTTGTCGAGGTAGATCACAACAGTTAGAGTCATCTCCATTCCATACATAAGGTGAGTATACTCTGGCTAAAAACTTGATCCCACCAGAGCCACGAGGATAAGTATCTATAGTAAGCTCTTGACCAAGCTGACGAGCAGCAACGATATACGTGCGGGCCGGGGTGTCTGCAGTGAGACCATCATCGCCGCCATATATACCGAGCCCTCGCCAAGCTTGGAGTGGGGTCATGTTCTCACCATCAACTTTCATCATACGCCTAGCATAGAAAGCAATAAAGGCGTTAAACATAGTATTAAAGATGGAAGTCTCAGGGGAGCCAGAGGCACGAGAGAATTCAGTATGGTACCAAGAACCATATTTGCCATAAGCTTTAAGATTGAATTGACTCTGGTGCAAGTCGAGGATCTCAGTGTGGTAATCAGGATGAAAGGCACGCAAAAGGGCCATTCTCTCGAGAGTCCGCATGAGATTTGAGCCGTGGCCATCAAATTTGGAATAATCAGTAGGTGTGGCAAACACGGCATCCTTAAGGACCTCAGCGACGCGTATGGCTATATTTTGAGGAGTTTTGCCAAACGCATACCATTCATGTTGCTTGAAAATCCGCTCAAAAGCGTACATGTATCGAGAATAAGCAACTTTATCGACAGAATTTATGGTAGAAATAGGTCGTGGTGGTTTGATATTACCATAAGATTCAC